GCTCCGCGAGCCCGGCGGCTGTGACGGGGCGTGGCTGGCGAGCATCGGGATGCCTGTGCTGCGTGGCACGTGGCTGATCTATGGTGGTAGTGGCTCGGGTAAGACGTCCTTCTGTCTCCAGCTGGCGAAGTACCTCTCACAGTTCGGTCGTGTGCTGTACAACAGCCTCGAGCAGGGTCTAAGCCCTACGATGCAGGCAGCGTGGATCGCTGGAGGGATGGATGAGGCAGGGCGACGCGTGAAGCTCCTCGATAGAGAGGGCTATGATGAGCTCTTCGCTCGCCTCGGCAAGCGTCAAAGCCCCGAGATCGTCATCATCGACAGTATCAACTACCTCCGAGGTCTTCGCCTCTGCGACTATCAGCTCCTCAGTCAGCGCTACCGCAAGAAGCTCTTCATCGTCGTTGCCCACGAGAAGGGCGGTGAGCCGAAAGGCGCCCTTGCCCAAGCCATCCGCTACGATGCCGACGTGAAGATCCGCGTCGAGGGCTACCGAGCTATGGTGACCTCCCGCTACGCTACCGGGGAGATCGGCGGAGACGACTACATCATCTGGGACGACGGCGCCAACGCCTATTGGGGTACCACCGCCACCGACCCTACCCAACGAGACCGACGTAAACAACGAAAAGAAATAGAAATCAATGAGAGCTAAAGGCACTAACGAGATGGACAAGCTCCACCTGCAAGCCATCCGAAGATATCACACCCTCTGCAGTCAGCTGCAGCTCACCCCCGAAGATCGGGAAGCCCTCCTCTCGCCCTACGGCTGCACCTCCAGCAAGGATATGGAGACCCACGACCTCATCGACGTATGTGCAGCGCTGGCTGGCGAGCTTGACCGACGCACCGAGGGCAGCGACATCAGTAAGCTGCGCAAGCGGACGATGGCAGCGATAGGCGCTTACCTCCGCAGTGAAGGCCGCTTTGAAAGCCCCTCGATCATCAAGGGCATTGCCTGCCGCGCTACAGGCTACCGCTCCTTCAATAAGATCCCACGAGAGCGCCTGCGTAACCTCATCGGGCTCTTCAACGACAAGGTCAAGGATAAGCGTGCCGTCGACGCCATCACCGCCGAAGAGCTCGCCCCTAAATCTCCCTACTTCCCACCTTCAACACTCGCAAACTAACTCACCACATAAATAACTACGATAATGAAACGTGAAACTATCTTCCTCGGCTTCTTCAGCCTGCTCCTGGCTCTTGGCTTTGACGCCATCTGTAGCGATGCCCACGCTGGCATCATTATTTGGATCGCCTGTGTAGCCCTCTGGGGAGTCTGCACCACCCTGACGCTCAGCGAAGTCGTCTCCCGCCAGCGTCGTGAACTCGCTGAGCTCCGCAAAAAAGAAGAGAAGGGAAAATAAAGGCTCCAGAGCTATGTGTAAGACAACAGATATAATAGACACGCGACTCTGGCAAAAGCTATCCGCGAGGATACACAAGGACTCGGTGTCTAAAGGGTTTTGGGATAAAGATTGTCCCTTGAATCATTGCTTCATGCTCGTGATCTGCGAGCTGTGCGAAGCTATCGAAGCGGATCGGAAAGGACGCTATGCAAAGAAAATAGTTGACATAGATCAGCTCTACGATCATGTGTTCCCAGTCGCCTATGAGACCAATATCAAGGGATCAGTAGAGGAGGAGCTGGCTGATACAGCTATGCGTCTGCTTGATATCATAGCACGTATGGGCTGGGTAATAGACGATATCGTGCGTCCGTCTTGTGTCAGCTTCAGTCACTACGGGTCATTCCCTCTACTCTGCTACTCGATTACCGAGGATCTTGTGTGTAGAGAGTTTGGTGATAGGTATGCTGTGCTATGGGCATTCTACAAGGTCCTGGCGATTGCATATCAGTATGACATCGATTTGCTTGAGTACATCGAACTGAAGATGCGATATAACAAGCACCGACCCAACCTCCATGGTAAAAGATACTAACAACACAACTCTAAACAAGACTATGCAACTAAGAAGTAACAGCGCGCTCTGGACTCTCACCGAGGAGGAGCGTATCAAGGTCGCCGAGAGCGCTTACACCAGTGTCAATGCTCTTAAGGAGCTCGCCCACGATGACTCCCTCTATGTGCGCTACTCAGTGGCTGAGAACTCCAAGACCCCGCCAGAAATCCTCTTTGAGCTGGCGAAGGAGGATAACGACCTGATGAAGCACCTGATAGCTCAGAATAAGAACTGCCCCGCTAAGCTCCTCGAGGATATCAGCCACACGACCGACCCCGACATCCTGGAAGCTATCAGCATTCACCCCAGCGCATCCGCCAACCTCGCCCACGTCTGCGCTGAGCGACTTCGCAAGATCATGCGCACCAAGAGATACTAAGCATTTAATCACCCTTTAATCACAGATAGAAATGGATACTGTAAAAGTAGAGATGACTCCAGAGGAGTTCGCCAAAATGCAGGCGATTATGGCGGAGCATCGCCGAAAAGAAGAAGCCAAGCAAGCCAAGGAGAATAGGGATGCTTTCCGCAATCTTGCCTCAACAATTGTAGATGATCTCTTCCCCGAGCTCGAGGAGGCCAGTCGTCGTCTCGTAGAGATCAAGAAGAAGGTCTACGATAGCGTCGAACAGGTTATCAAGATGAAGGAGGAAGTCATCGGGGTAAAAAACAAGGGGCAACGCTCTCATAGCTTAATCTCAACCGATGAGCATAGGCGTATCATCGTAGGCTATTACCAGCGAGACGGCTGGGATGACACTGTTGAAGACGGGATCTCAATGGTTAAGGACTATATCTCTTCCCTGGCTGGAGATGAGGCAACGCGCAAGCTGGTAGATATCATCCTTGACCTCCTCTCCCGAGATGGTAAGGGAAATATCAAGGCCGATAAGGTGCTTCAGCTGGATAAGTACGCTGAGAGCATCCAGGATGCCCGCTTCTCTGAAGGTGTGGCTATCATCAAGGAGGCCTACCGCCCCGTACGTACCAAGGACTTTGTCCGTGCACAGACTAAGAACGCTATGGGTGGCTGGGATGACCTCCCCCTCGGGATGACCGAAGCATAAAAAAAGCCCCGTCAGTAGCTGAATCCTACTGACGGGGCCATGGAAAAGAAGGAAACGGTGTTAGGAACCGCATCGCCACAAAGGTACAATAAATACTTCAGGCGATGATCAGAACGAACAGACTTGAGATGGCACGCAATGTCTACTCCATCATAAACAGATATCACGAGCCGGGCAACCACCGGCGCTCGCTGCGAAAGGTGTGGCAGCACTATGTCTATCCTATCTATCCTATGTCTCTTCGGACGATGATGGAGCTCCTTCGCATCGCCCGTGAGCACCAGTCGCCTGGGGAGATACCGCCTGGACTCTACCCCCTCTTCGAGGAGTGGGATAAGAAGAGGACACCGTACACGATATAAACAACGACGAACTATGACACAGACACAAATTATCGCCCTACTGATCTTGATTTGTTCAGGTCTTGCAGCCTTACTCATCTGCGCTCTTCTTGACCTTAGGAATGAGCGAAAGAAAGGAACATCTAAGGAATCAGAGCCTGCGAATGTACAGGTTGTAGAGATCCCCTACAACGATAAGAATTGGCACGTTCGCTATGGCGACGTGGAGCGTATACGTGCGAAAATAGTACAACTGCTACAGACTTATCCCGCATGCATCGTTACCTTGGATAAGTGTGATGAGGAGGCATCGCTGAATCACGGAGAAGTGTGTGCTCTCCTCTTGCCTTTCCTGAAAAAGGGGTACTTCGCTTACAAGGAGATTACTGGTTACGGTGGCTATAAGGTCACTCGATTCCGTGTGATGAAGCATAAAGATGCAGAGCCTAACGCCCTCGAGATCACTGAGGAGCTTCTGACAAGGAATGCGCAACTATGATAATGATGATCATCATCCGACCCCATCAAATGCATTGAGGCTCATAGGTGCATCTAATAGACTCGTTATCCAAAGCCAGCAGGGCGGTCACTGTCACCAGTGGCCGCCCTGCTCTGTATATAGGCTACTCCCGTAGGAGGACTCCCCTTGGGGTCTGTCGGTAGCGTTGATGCTCCTGCGCCCCTTGCACAAGGGAGGGGTAGCCAACGCCTGTGACGAAGGTAGCCCAGTGTTGCATCAGCTCGCCGTGCTGGTGGTCC